TAAAAAGACGAACCCTATAAAAGCTGAATTAATAGTAAAAAGAATGAATGTATTTTTAGAAAATAACGGATACAAAATAAGATTAACACAACCACGTTTAAGAAAGTTAGTTAACTATATTCGTTCAAATGGTTTATTGCCGTTAATTGCAACGTCTAACGGATATTTCACCAGCGATTGTAAACTTACTATCCAGCAACAAATTATAAGCCTTCAGGAACGAGCAAATTCAATTGAAAATGCGGTGCAAGGATTAAAGAAATTTTTATAAACACAAAAAACACAAAACAATGATTTTATTTAATGACCACTTTCAAAATTTTAAGAGTTACAATATTCAAAAAGCTCAATTAATTATTGCGGATATTCCTTACAATTTAGGAAACAACGCCTATGCAAGTAACCCAGCATGGTATAAAGACGGAGATAATTCTAACGGTGAAAGCGAACTCGCTGGAAAATCTTTTTTTGATACTGATGAAAATTTTAGACCAGCTGAATTTATGCATTTTTGTAGTAAACTTTTAAAGAAAGAACCAAAGGAACGCGGACAAGCTCCAGCGATGATTGTGTTTTGCGCATTTGACCAACAAATGTATTTAATTGAACTTGCTAAAAGATATGGTTTAAATAACTACATTAATTTAGTATTTAGAAAAAACTTTAGCGCACAAGTTTTAAAAGCAAATATGAAAATAGTTGGTAATTGTGAATACGGATTACTTTTTTATCGAGAAAAACTGCCTAAATTTAATAACAAGGGTAAAATGATTTTTAATTGCATTGATTGGGAGCGAGATGAAAACACGGAAAAATTACACCCAACACAAAAACCCGTTAAACTTTTAAAAAAATTAATTGAAATTTTTACGGATGAAGGTGATATTGTAATAGATCCTTGCGCTGGTAGTGGATCAACTTTAATAGCTGCTATTGAATTAAATAGAAAAGCATACGGATTTGAAATTAAAAAAGACTTTCATAAAAAAGCTAATGAATGGATAAACAAAACTATTCAACGAAAAAAAGATATTGAAGAATTTGGATATGCAAAAACCGAAATAGAAAAAGAAAGTAAAAATTTATTCAGTGAATTATAAAATATTTTTTTAATTAGAGTTATATTAAAAATTATTATTAAATTTGTAAACACAAAACACAAAATAACATGAAACAGTTAACTAAAATTCAGGCGGAATTAAAATGCCCAAAAGGAAGCTTCAACAAATTTGGCGGCTTCAAGTATCGAAGTGCAGAACAAATATTAGAATCTGCAAAACCTATCTTATACAAATACGAAAGCGTATTAATACTAACTGACGAAGTAGTAGAGGTTGGTAGTAGGTTATTTTTAAAAGCAACTGCAACTTTGATTAACACGGATGGAGAAATTAAAGTAAATGCCTACGCTGAATTAAGCGAACACAAAGGTATGTCAAGCGAACAAACAACTGGCACAGCTTCAAGTTACGCACGTAAATACGCATTAAACGGTTTATTCTTAATTGATGAAACGGAAAACGATCCTGATTCAAAAGATAATAGAAAAGCGGAAACGTTAGACAACAAAAGATTTCTCGAAGCACTAAAAGCAATTCAAGAAAATAAATTTACTGCTGAAGAACTACGAGCTAAATTTGATTTAACACCTGAACAATTGAAAGCGCTATGAAAATACGATGTTCACAAATAGGTAAAATTATGAGTAACCCCCGAACTAAGGGGGAAACTCTTTCTCAAACTACTAAAACGTATTTACTTGAATTAGCGGTTGAAGAAAAATACAATATACACAAAGAATTTTGGTCAAGGTACACCGATAAAGGTAACGAAGTAGAACCCGAATCAATAAAATTAGTTAACAATGTTTTAGACGTTGGATTTATTTACAAGAATGAAGAACGAATAACAAATGAATGGGTAACTGGTAAGCCTGACGTAAACACGGACGTATTAATTGACGTAAAATCTTCTTGGGATGCGTTTACATTTTTTGAAAAGGTAATTGAAGACGAAGTAAAAAACAAAGATTATTATTTTCAACTTCAGGGTTATATGTGGCTAACTGATAAACAAGAAGCGTTATTGTGTTACTGTTTAATAGATACACCTTTACAAATCGTTCGTGACGAAATAAGAAGGGAACATTGGCGAAGAAACGAAATAGACGAAAACGACGAAATAATAGACTTTGTAGAAGCCAAACATACTTTTATGCATATACCTAAAGAAAAGCGTGTTAAAACGCACGTAATAAAGCGAGATGAGAAAGTAATAGAAGCTATTAAAACACGAATAGAAGAATGTAGAGAATATTATAATAACTTAATTCAAGTGATATGAATCCAGAAGTTAACCAAGAAATACAAGAATTAAAAAAAGAAATTAAAGAATTAAAGCAATTAGTAAAAGCACTAACAAGCGTAACAGATGAAGGCGGTACTGTAAATGCTGATTCTTTAGTAATTAAAATGTTAAAATTAAAAGTAAAATAAAAATGGAAAAGAGAGACAACAGCGGAGCGTTATTTACAAATGACAAAAAGACGAAAGAAACGCACCCCGATCTAAATGGTAAAGTAACAATTTTAGGACGTGAATTTTATATCAGCGCATGGAAAAAACAAACAGGTCAAGGCAAAGGATATTTAAGTTTATCAGTTAAACCCGTAGACGAACAAAACACGAAGCCGCAAAGCAACGATATTTCAGACTTTTTAAACAACTTTTAAGCTATGAAAGAAGAAAAGATAGTAGCTAACATAAATAATGTAACACGAACGTTAATATGGCGGTATATTCAAAGCAAAGGAATAACACTAAACAAGTTTTGTTTAGAAGCTAAATTACACCAAAGTAATATTCACACGTTCCTGAAGGGAAAAACAATAAACACTGCTACAATTGAACGGATAGGAAAGTTTTTAGATTCAAATAAATAGGCTCTGGTAAACCTAAACAAGTGCGGAACGTAAAAAATTCCGCATTTTTTTTTATTAAAAGTATTGTTTATTTAAAAAGTTATATTAATTTTGAAGAAATAATTAAAATTAAGGCTATGAAAACACGAAACACAACAGTAAAAAACATTGAAGTTAACAACGGAGTAGGGTATTTTGATATTGACTGCGGCAAAGGTAAAGAAATGCAGTTTCAATTTACACCTGAATGGATATTAAAAGACGGTGAATTAGACAGCGTACAAGTTAAATTAAGTAAATACGACTTATATGCTGAGGATGGAGCGTTAATAAGTTCTAAGCACCTAAACAAAAGAAACACGAAATTAATTTGTGAATACATTGAAAGCGTTTTAGATAACGACCCGTATTCTTTCGAGTTTGATGAATACGAATTAATGCAAGAAGAGTTTGATTTTAACCAAGAAATGATATTTGATGAAAGACGTTTGTCGAATATTTAAAAAAATAGTATAACTTTGTAGGGTGAGACACGCCTTACTTTTACCTTTTTTGATAACCCTATTTATTTTAGATAGGGTTTTTCTTGTTTTTGCCTTTTGGGTAACAAGTGAAAAGTTTCAAACGTGGGTATATAAAGACGAATTAATATTGGAATCAATACACCGTGTTTTAATATTTTTATCCAGCTTATCAGTAATTCAGTTATTTAGTTCACTTTGGTAAATGAAAAGTTTTTAATAGAACTAAGCAAGCACCACAACGACTGGATTAAAATTGTTGGCACTTTTGGAGAGGAATTTTACGCTGAAGATATAGTTCAAGAAATGTATTTAAAGATGGCGGTAATAAATAACGTTGAACGGTTTTATTTAAACGGCAAACTGAATAAGAACTTTGTTTGGACTGTTTTAAGAAACATGACTTTTGATTATAAAAAGAGCAAAACACGAATAACAAAAGTAAGCATAACAGAAGCATACCAACTAAAAGACGAATACTTACCTGAAATACTTGAAGCGAAAAAACGTTTAGAAATAAAGATTAATCATGAGGTTAAACAATGGCACTGGTACGATCAACTATTATTTGACCTTTATAGAACTTCAGGGATGAGTACAAGACAAATAGAAGGTGTAACGGGAATAAGTTTTAAAAGCGTATGGAAAACAATTAAGACTTGCAAGGAACGTTTAAAAGATAATGTAAAAGAAGATTACGAAGATTTTAAGAACCAGGATTATGAACTAATAAAATAAAAACATGACAAGAAAAAGACGAACAAAAGCCGAAATATTAGCGGCTAAAAGTGAAGGTTTAGGGGACACAGTAGAAAAGGTTTTAGAAGCTACTGGAGTTTCAAAGGTGGCTAAATGGTTATTAGGTGAAGACTGCGGTTGTGACGAACGCAAAGCAAAGTTAAACGAGTTATTTCCGTACCGTAAACCGTTATGCCTACTAAAAGACGAACACGAATATTTAAAAGAATGGTTTAGTGAAACACGTTATTCAATGAAGCCTACCGAACAAAAGGAACTATTAAGAATTTATAATAGAGTATTTAAAGTAAATATGCAACCAACTTCTTGTGGTTCGTGTCTACGTGATGTAATGAATAAATTAGAGATATTATTTAACACGTACGAAGATGCCAATTCCTAAACCACGAAAAGACGAAAGCAAAAAAGACTTCGTTCAAAGATGCATGATTGACGATACAATGACTTTTGAATACGAAGATATAGACCAACGTTTAGCGGTATGTTCAACAACTTACGAAGAAAAATTAACAAAACACGAATTAAAAAATGGCAAAAGTAGGTAGACCAAGAAATTTAGATAGTCCCGAACAACTTTACGAACTATTTAAAAAATACAAAGAAGACGTAAAAGCGAACCCGAGAATTAAAAGCGTATTTGGAGGTAAAGAGTTTGAAGAAAGAGCCGAGCCTTTAGAAAGACCTTTAACAATGGAAGGATTCGAAATATTTTGCTGGGATAATGTAGGATGCGTTGAAGACTATTTTAAGAATACAGATAAAAGATATAGTGAATTTACTCCTATCTGTTCACATATACGCAAAGAAATACGCGAAGATCAAATAACTGGCGGCATGGTAGGACAGTATAACGCAAGCATTACACAACGTTTAAACAACTTAAAAGAGCAAGTTGAACAAACGAATATTGAACAACCTTTATTCAAACTAAGTGATAATAACGACAGCAATTCGTAAAATAGAAGCTTTAAAAAAACGAATTAAAATTATTCAAGGCGGGACTTCTGCTGGCAAGACGTACGGAATATTACCGATTCTAATTACAAAGGCTGCAACGTACCCGAAAACGGAAATAAGCGTAGTAGCTGAAACAATACCGCATTTAAGACGGGGTGCGTTAAAGGACTTCTTACGTATCATGAAAGATACTGGAAGGTATTTCGACGAACGCTTTAATAAATCGCTTTTACGATACGAATTTGCCAACGGTAGTTATATAGAATTTTTTAGTGCTGACGATTCAAGTAAATTACGGGGTGCAAGGCGTGATGTTCTATATATAAACGAATGTAACAACGTAACCTTTGAGAGTTACAACGAACTTGCAATACGTACAAAGAAAGCTATATATTTAGACTTCAACCCCGCTAATGAGTTTTGGGTACATACCGAACTAAAAGACGAACAGGATTCCGACTTCTTAATTCTAACGTACAAAGACAATGAAGCCTTAGACAATAGTATTGTACAACAAATAGAAAAGAACCGTTTAAAAGCCGAAACAAGCGCATACTGGAGTAATTGGTGGCGTGTATACGGATTAGGCGAAATAGGAATGTTAGAAGGTGTTATATTTAGTAATTGGAAAACTATTGACATACTACCTAAAGAAGCGAATTTAATAGGTATTGGATTAGACTTTGGTTACACGAATGATCCCACTGCAATAATTGAAATATACAATTACAACGGGCAGCGGATAATAAACGAACTGAAGTATCAAACGGGAATGTTAAACAGCGATATTGCAAACGTACTACCGAAACACGTACCCGTTTACGCTGATTCAAGCGAACCGAAAAGCATTGAAGAAATAAAACGTTACGGAATAACAATAAAAGGCGTTACAAAGGGTAAGGATTCAATAAACTACGGTATTGATGTTATGCAACGTAATGAATATTTAGTTACTTCAAATAGTACCAACCTAATTAAAGAACTTCGGGCGTATTGTTGGGACACTGATAAACAAGGAACACGACTAAACAAACCGATTGATACAAATAACCACGCTATTGATGCGCTGCGCTATCATGAAATGGAAACGTTAGGTATGAATTCTAACTACGGTAAATACCACATTTGGTAAATAAATAATATTTCGTACCCGTTCAAGTATGTAAATAGTGTAAATAAAAGCTACATACTACAAAAACACGAATAAAAAGTTAATTAATAAGATGAAAACAGAAATAGTAATACCTACTTCATTAAGTGAAATACCTTTAAAGAGTTATCAGGAATTTATGAAGGTAGTTGAAAAGTCGAACGACGAAGAATTTATAGGCCAAAAGACTATCGAAATATTTTGCGGGTTAAAAATGAAAGACGTAGTAAAAGTAAAATGGAGCGACGTTAAAAGCTTGACACTACATTTAAACGAAATATTCAAAGCAAAGCCTAAATTTCAAGCTACATTTAAAATCGATAATACTGAATTTGGTTTTATTCCTAATCTGGAAGATATGACTTTCGGAGAATACATTGATTTAGAAAGTAATATTTCAAGCGTAGAAACTTTTCACAAAGCAATGGCTGTAATGTACCGACCTATTACAAAGAAAGTAAAAGACCGATACGAAATATTTGAGTACACTGGCACGGATGAATTTAGCGATGTAATGAAGTTCGCGCCGTTAAATGTTGTCTTAGGTGCAACGGTTTTTTTTTCGACTTTAGGAAGCGACTTAGTACAACATACGCTTACCTCTTTGGAGACGGAGATAAAGAAGAATCCGAAGATAATGACTTTAGCGAAAGAACGCAATTTAATAAACGATGGGGATGGTACAATTCAATCTATGCGCTTTCTCAGGGAGACGTTACAAAGTTTGATGACGTTACCAAGCTGGGAGTTAGAAAGTGTCTTACCTACCTCACTTACGAAAGACAGAAACGAGAAATAGAAGATAAAGAATTAAAAAAAATACAACGACATGGCTAATTATTACACGGTATTAGATACGTTAAAAACCAACTTAGAAAACGATGCATTTGTAAACACGGTTACACAAGGTGATATTTTCGGAGTAGATTTAGCAAAGCAAACAATATTTCCTTTAGTTCATATTATCGTAAATAATGCTACGTTTGAAAGTAACATAATTCGTTTTAACGTAAGTTTAATGGCAATGGATATTGTGAACAAATCAAAAGACGAAGATACTGACGTATTCAATGGAAACGACAACGAAGTGTACGTACTAAATACTATGCTTTCAGTTCTAAATAGATTGTATGAAGAACTACGAAGGGGTGATTTATTTACGGATGCTTTTCAAGTAGACGGTAATCCGACTTTAGAGGCGTTCGCTGAAAGATTTGAAAACTATTTAGCTGGTTGGACAATGACTTTTGATATTTTAGTTCCTAACGAAATGACTGTTTGTTAATGAGTGAAAGATTAAAAGCATTAGAAAAGTTTCGTGATTTGGTAGTAGCTGAAGCGAAAGCCAATTTACAAAAGATGGGTAAAGATACCAGCGGTAAATTAAGAAATTCAATAAAGGGCAATGTTAAAGAAATGCCGAACTCGATTGGTGTATATTTTGAAATGGAACCTTACGGTAACTTTCAGGACAAAGGGGTTAAGGGCGCAAATCCAACGGGACTACCTTCAAGTTCAAAAAACTACGGTAAACAAAACGCTCCTAATTCACCTTATAAGTTTGGCAGCGGTTCGGGACCAAAAGGTGGGTTAACACGAAGCTTAGATAGTTGGATGGTCCGTAAAGGAATAGCACCACGAAATGTTAAAGGACAATTTCAAAGTAGAAAAGGATTGAGATTTATAATAGCGCGAAGTATTTACATGACTGGAATTAAACCAAGTTTATTTTTTACACGACCTTTTGAAGCAGCCTACAAAACTTTGCCCGATACGTTAATAGATAAATACGGATTAGATGCCGAACAGCTGTTAAATGAAATATTAGACCAAAATTTAAAGAATATAAAATGAGTATTTTTGCACGTTCACCTTATATAGTAGAAATATCCGAAACAGGACAAGACGGTTCTAAGTTAGAGGTATTTATTTGGAACGGTAC